GGAGAGTGAAATGGCCCAACACAAAGACGAAGACAAGGCGAACCCCCCGCAGCTGGATACTCACGTGCCGCCCTCGCAGCAGTCGGCCCAAGGGCCGGTGCCGAAGCCGGGTGAGCCCGTAGTGCCAAACCCTATGGCACCACCCCCGGCTCAGGCGATCCCGATCCCGGAGGAAGCTCAGCCCAAAGAGGACGACAAGTCCAAGTCCAAAAAATAGTGGAGGAAGATATGGCTCGAGTTAAAGTAACCTGGCTTGGTACTGGTGATCCGTTAGAGGCTAAGGTACTCGACTTTGGCCCATACAAGCTTCCGCGGGGAGTTCCTGTCGAGATCGGAGACGATCTTATCATAGCCGACTCTCTTAGCCAGAACAAACAGTTCAAGGTCGAGAGAGATCCGCAGTAGGAGGTGCTCGTGGGTACGCAACCAAGTCTTCGTGCTCGTATTCTGCCTCGGTTCCCGGCTCAGGTTTTGGCCGGGACCGGGATCACTATCACTAAGAATGGTGGTACCTACACTTTCGCGGCACAGGCCTATGCCAATATCCCTATAACAGCACTCCAGAGTATCCCGTCTGATCGACTACTCGGGCGGGATACCTCTGGCACCGGGGCAGTTGAGGTATTGACGGCAGGTGGTGGTCTGGGATTTAACGGGGCCGGAAGTCTGGAACTTACGGCCAATCACAGGATTAGGGGTGTTCCCGCCGCGCTGCTCATTGGAGCTACGCCTAGCGTGCAGGACACGTTGATCCCATACTCTTGTACTATTACGAGGGTCACTATCATTAGCGACGCGACGAGCGGAAATCCCACCATAACCCTCCAGAAGGGTAACTTCTCTGCATGGCCTACCGGTCTAGTGGATATCACGGGAGGAGTTAACCCTGTTCTTGTCGCGGGTAAGTATCAGAACAGCACCTTGGCCGGATGGACTACAGGTATTAACGCAGGCGACATCATTAGGTTCTCATCTACGACAGGTGCCCCTATCACGCGGTTGAACATCACACTGGAGCTTCTGCCGCTATGAAAACAACCAAAACCCGCTTCGAGCTTATACGCGAGGCTGCGGACAAGCTCAACATTGTCGGCACTGGTCAGGGACTCGAGGCGGAGTACTCAGAGAAGATCGATAATAACGTAGATCCGTTGGTAATGCAACTGGCCTCGGATAACATCTGTGAGGTAGTTAATGATGGGTATATCCCCGCTGAGTGGTTCGACTCGCTCGCGGGACTATTGGCCAACATCTGTGCTCCCGTGGCGGGAAAGAACTTCGATCCGCAGATCAAGGAGTACTATGAGAGTCGCTTACGCCGGTTGACCTCGAGCGGTCCCACTTACGGGACCCAGGAAGCTGAGTACTTCTGATGCCGTCTATTGTATTTCCAACTACGTCAGCCCCGGCCACCAGGCCACAAGAGTCTGGTGGAAGGCTGATCAATGCCTATGTGGAGAAGACGCCCTATGGAGCACCATCACAGATCATCGTAAGGCGTTCTCCTGGTATTCAACGGATAGCAACGACTGCAATAAGTGGTCATACTAGAGGATTTCTTGACGCAGAAGCCGTTGGAGTATGGGCAATTAATGGTAGACTTATGAAGTTTGATAGTATCTTTTCTGTGACAGATTTAGGTCCGTTTGTAGGGACCGAACCAGTAACCTTCGGGCGGAATAATGCTCTTGTTAAACAGAATGTAGTTGTCAGCGAAAATGGCTGTTTTAATGTTGACACCAGTACCGGGATAACAGCCTTTGTCTCGGCCAATCTACCTGCCGGGCCAACGAGTGTTTGTGACTTCGATGGGTACTTTGTCTGGTCGTTCGGTGGGGGTCAGATCTATGCTTCCGATCTTAATTCTACTAATGTACAGGCGTTGTCGCTGAACACCGAGCAGGGTCTGTTCGTGCGGCGGGTACTGCGATACGCAGGGCGACTTTATGCCTTCGGAGATAAGTGGACAGGGGTCTATCGCGATGCAGGAACAAGCCCATTTCCGTTCGCGCGCGAGGTCACTATCCCTCGGGGTATCGTTGGGACTCATGCTGTCGCTGGTTGGGAGACCGGATGGGCCAATCAGTTGCTCTGGGCCGGAGATGACTTCATCGTTTATAAGTTGGATGGATACACGCCTACACCAGTCTCTACCGATGATGTTAGTAGGGCCATTCAATCAGCGGTACTCGCCGGGGGCCGTAACCTCATCGAGGCCTTTGTCTATATGTACGGTAAGAATGCCTTCTGGGTCTTGTCCTCTCACGATAATTGGACGTGGGAGTATAATCTAGTCACGGGCGAGTGGAACGAACGCAAGTCGTTTAACCAGTCTAACTGGAAGGGTATGAAGAGTATACGGATATTCGATCGATGGATCATTGGAGACGAGTTTACCGGAGATCTGTATCAGGTCAGTGGATCATACTTCCTCGAAGGAACTGATCCCCTTATTTGGCAGGTAGAAAGCGGGGTGATGTCAGGCTTTCCGCGCGGCGTCATGGTGCCTCGAAGCAGCTTCCTGTTGACGACTGCTGTAGGGACGACCTCCACTGTAACAGATCCCAGGGTGGAGATCTCTTGGTCCCTCGACGGGGGATACACCTATGGAGACCCTGTGATGCGTCGCCTTGGAGGTCCCGGGGAGTCGCTCTCGCACCCATATGTTCTGCAGTGCGGGCTGTCCAAGGGCCAGGGCGTTCGGTTCCGTCTGCGGGTCTCCGATCCGGTTCATGTGGGACTGTCGGGGGGTTCGATAGATGATCTTGAAGCGCGGGGGTACTCTGGATGAAGGCCCCACTCGATCCGTTTTCAAGAGTTACTGACGAACAGAGTCACTGGGACCCTGAATGGTATTCATGGCTTCAAGATCTATTCACGACCACGACGCAGCTTCAAGCGAATGTCGTGACGCTGCAAACAGCTCTTGCAACACAGCAGGCAATTAACACGGCACAACAAGCGAATAACACGGCACAACAAGCGGCTATTACCGCGCTACAAAATCCGCCCCCGGGCGTTTCTCCGGGACTGATATTCCTCTCGGTTCAAACGGCAAATAACTCTCCAACACTTGTATTTACAGGGATGAACAGCACCTACGCAGCCTATCAGTTCCATGCCACAGGACTGAGGCCTTCTGTTAACAATCAACCACTGTATATGCAGATGAGTCTGGATGGCGGCGCGACGTGGAAGAATACCTCCAATATATGGACCTGGCTCTATTCTTATATTGGCGGTGGTGCAACTCCACTAGCATACAGCTCGGCCTCAGAAGGCAATACTACATACTTCAGGATCGGTGGAGTTACAAACTCTACATGGGGTAATAGTTCTGAGACAACAGTCTATCCAAACAGTGGCCAAAATCTAAATATGGCTAGTTGGCGTTCGTCTGATTACTACGATGCTGGTAGTGGCACCTATCAAGTGATTGGCTCTGGCCATGAAGTCAGCGATGCTACTCCATGCAATGCTGTGAGGTTCTTCTTTGCCTCTGGCACGATAGTCGGTGGGCGCATAGCGATGTACGGCCTGAAAAAGGCATAGGAGGCTATAATGGGCCTGTTCGATATCTTTACTGGCGATCCCGTTAAGAAAGCTGCAGAGCAACAGCAGCAGTATCTTACGGGGATCTCCAACCAGATCCAGTCCGGCATCGGCGCCGCGCAGACCCGCGGCATAGATGCCCTCCAAAGCGGACAGGGCAGTGCCATCAACGCCCTTCAGGGTGGTCAAGCCACGGCGCGCGGAGATATCCAGAACTACTCGCCCCAGGCAATCGCGGCCCTCTACGGAGGGCAGACTGGCGGAACCAATGCCCTTTTGGCTGGACAGACTGGTGGTCTTGAGTCACTCCGAAGCGGTGTTCAGGGGGCAACAGATGCCTTCAGCGGACTCGCTGGACAAGGGCAAGGCTATGATGCACGGGCTCTCCAGGGCGGTGACATTGCGCAGGGGGCCTTTGGCCTTGGGCCTATGGCGGGACAGGTTCAGGCCGCGTTCCAGTCTAGTCCCGGCTATCAGTTTCAGCTGAACCAAGGGCTCGAGTCCGTTCTTCGCAATGCGAATGCCTCTGGCATGGCCGCAGGCGGAAACCAGCTCCGCGAAGCGCAGACCTACGGACAGGGCCTTGCCAATCAGGACTACGGTGCGTGGCGAGCGGGCGTCTCTGGTCTTGGTCAGGCCCAACAGGGTGCCTACGCCCCACTTGGCGCGAACGCGGCCTCGACTGCGGCCTCGGGCACAGCTAACGCCGCCCTTACGGGAGGCACTGGCGCGGCCAACATTTACACTGGTACCGGCGGCAAGCTGTCCGATCTGTTGTCGGGCACAGGTACTAACGTGGCCAATACCCTGCTCGGAACCGGGACCAGCCTGGCCAATCTGGCTCAGCGCGGCGGCGAGGATCAGAGTGGGGTGTATACTGGGACAGGCAACAGCATTGCCAACCTGCTGTCCACGCTGTCTGGACAGTCCTCTCAGGGCTTCCAGAACATCGCTGGCCAGTACTCGCCGACCTTCCAGACTGCCGCGAACGCGGAGATGGCGGGCTCGAAGAACCTGTGGAACCTGGGCCTCAATTTGGCCGGGGCGGGGGCAGGGACACCGGCTGGCAGTAGCTTCCTAAAGGGCCTTGGACTCGCAGCGTAGGGATTGACTATGGCCGACAACTTTAACGTGGACTTCAGTCTGCTTGGACAGCTTCCTGCGATAGCAGGAGCGGCCCAAGATAGGGCTGTACTGAGGGAAACGCTTGCGGATCTCAAGAGCACTGATCCAGACTCGCTGGAGCGGAAGGCATCGCAGTTGCTCGCCGCGGGTCATATGGAGGCCGGGTTGAAGCTCCAGGCAGCCGCGCTCGCGCGTCGACAACTGACGCAGAAGGGCGAGTCGGATAGGATACAGGCCGATTACCTCAAGAACTTTCGCTGGCCTGGGATGCCTGGCGGGCAAGCCGCTCCAGCGGAGCAAGCACCCAACATACCACTGACTCCAGGGCCAGCTCAGGCCCCGCCTGCGCCAGATCCATTTCAGGGCGCGCCCGGGGCTATTCCAGGAGTAGGACCACGAAGTGCCCTTCCCCCTCAGGCGGGGCCACAACAGGCTGCGGCCGAGCCCAGCCCAAGTGATGCCATCATAGCTGCCGCACAGCAGGGTACGGCACAGCCTCAGCCACAGCAGCTGGCGGGGCCTCCACCCACGCCTAATACACTGCCTGGACAGACCCCGGTAATGAGTGCGGAAACACTCAATGCTGCAGCCGCCCCGGCCGTCGGAGCACCACCACCTCAAGCGGCTCCTGCCACGGCACCAGAGAGCGGCCCGCTAAAGGTGCCTGCATATCAGGCCGATGCCCAGGCTGAGGCCGCTGCGGTGGGACAGGCCCTGTCTGGGATGCCACGACAGTTAATGACTAGCGGCCCGGGACGGGCTCTTATGGAGCGCTTCCGGGATGCTATGGGCAAGCTCAAACTGACCCCTGATCAACAGGCCTGGCAGGAAGAACGGATCGCTCGACGACAAGCGGGTCAGCCCGATGTCAGCTTTGGTGATTACAAGCTAGAGCTGCAACAGGCCCCGGACAAGATCAAGTCCGCAGAAAAGATCTACCTCGACACCGAAAAGAAAGCTGGCCAGTCACAGCAGCTCATTGCCACGCTCGATCGAATGAGTACTCTTACTCAGGACAAGGACTTCATAGCAGGTACATCAGCTAATAAATATGCTGAAGGGGTCAATCAAGTACTATCTTTGATGAAAATAGTTGGAGTTGATCCGACTGCATTCAAGAACAGGCTAGGGCAACTTGCTACATCCGCGGAACGCTCGGCTGCGATCAATCAAGAGTTTACCTCTCTTTCCAATCAGGCTCTTATGGCCCATGTCGGGAGCTTCAGTAAGTCCTTCTCCGACGCTGATAGGGCGTTCGTCGAGAAGATATTCCCGCAGATCCTGCAAACTCCAGGTGGCATCAAGGCTATCATAGGTAACCTCCGCCAGATGGCTGAGTACGATCGAGGAGTCTCTAAAGAAGCCAGAAGCTTTATGAAGAATAATCCGCTGCGGGCTACTTCCTGGGGAGTGAATGAGGTTATCGACAAGTATGCTGATGAGCATCCACTCTTCGTAAACAAGGATGGTAGTCTTACAACGGAGGGGCAGAAGGTTGTAGCTTCGGCTCAAGGTGGGGGCACGCCCACGG